CCTGACAGCTTCCGCGACGAGGATCGAGGCGCCCGAGCGGGAAGGGATGCGACGTCTGATCCAGGCGTGGCAGCCGCTGGCGCTGTCGTACTACGACGCGATCCCCGAGATCCACTACTGCGGCAACTTCTACTCGCGCGCGATGCAGAACGTCAGGTTCTTCGTCGGCGAACGCGACGAGAACGACGAGATCATCCCTTCCGAGAACGAGGCCGCGATCGAGTTGTTCCAACGCGTCCACGACCCCGGCGGCGGGCGGCGGGTGATGATGGCCCGCTACGGGCAGCTGGCGTTCATCACGGGCGAGTCGCTCCTGATGTGGTCAGAGGAGACCGGGGAGAAGGAGGAACGCTGGGAGATCGTGTCCACGGACGAGCTGCGCCCGAACGGCACGAACGGCTACGTCCGGTTCCGCGCCCCCGCTCTGGGCGGCGAGGAGGTGCGCGCGACCCCCGACAAGAACTGGGAGCCTGTCCCGGACACGTCGATCGTGTACCGGCTGTGGACGCCGCACCCGCGCTACTCGTCGCTCGCGGATTCCCCGATGCGCGGCGTCCTCGACATCTGCAAGGAGCTGCTGATCCTGACGCAGGCCGTGAACGCGATGGCGATCTCGCACGCCGCCCGCGCCGGTCTGCTGCTGGTTCCGGAGGAGCTGTCGTTCCCGCCGCCCGAAGGAGGCATGGACGAGGACCCCGACGTCGACTACTTCGAGCAGGACCTGAACAACGCGCTCGGAGCCGCGATCTCTGACCCGTCGTCGGCTGCTGCGCTGCAACCGATGGTCGTCCGCGGCGCCGCGGAGTTCCTCCACCCCGACGTGTTCCGCCACCTCGGGATCTCCGACGAGCGAGAGAAGTACCCCGAGGAGAACCTCCGGTCGGAGTGCATCCGGCGGATCGCGCTCGGCGTCGACATGCCGCCCGAGGAGCTGCTCGGGAAAGCCGACGTGAACCACTGGGGCGCCTGGGAGATCAGCGAGGACGCGTGGCGTCACGTCGAGCCTGTCGCGTGGGCGTTCGCCGACAGCCTGGCGGCGTCGTATCTGCGGCCGACGGCCCGCAAGGAGAAGATCGAGGGGTGGGAGAGGCTGTGCATCGGCGTCGACGAGGGCGCCGCCGTCGTGAAGCCCGACCGTGGCGGCGCAGCGGACTCGGCGCGGAAGCTCGGCGGCGTGAACTTGGAGACGGTGCGCGACGCGAACGACTTCAACGAAGACAACGCTATGGACGACGAGGAGTACCAGACGTGGCTCGCGCTCGAACTGGGCGACGCGTCGCTGCTGCCGGAGAAGTGGCAGACCGACACGTACAAGAAGAACCAGGAGGCCGCGCAGAAGGCGAAGGAGATGGGTCCGGTCGGACCCGACGGGCAGCCTCTCGACCCGAACCAGACCGGCGAGGACATCGTGCGGGACGCTCCGGCGACGAAGCCGGGAGACACCGCGCAGCAGCGCGATCGGCTCGTGCAGGACGGGACGACGGCGTCGCTGGAGATGGTGCTCGGAGCCGCCGCGATGGCCGGGGTTCGCTGCCGCGAGAAGGCCGGAGCGCGGGCGAAGTCGGCGTCGCAGAAGTGCGCGCCGTGCAGGACGAAGATCGAGGGCGTCGAGGCAGACGCCGTCGTTGCGACGCTCGGCCCTGACACGCTCGGGGATCTCGGCCTCGACACGAACGCTCTGGTGGCTGGTGGGGCGGATCAGTTCGTGCTGGCGTGTGTGAAGTGGGGCTGGTCGGAGACGCAGGCCCGCGCGCTCGGGGAGATCGTGGAGATGCACGCCGCGAGGAATCTGTTCGAGGAGGACCCTGCTGCGGTTCCGGCGGGTCTCGCCGGGCACGTGCGCCGCGGAACGATCGAGTGACCGTGGCGATCACGGCAGCGTGGGACGAGTCGAAGCACCCTAGGAATGATCCGTCCGGGGGCGACGGCACCGAGTCGCCGTCTGACGGCGGCAAGTTCAAGTCCGACAAGACGGGGCCGTCCGACGAGACGCCGGAGAAGGACGTCGCGAAGGGTGACCGGAGCGCGATGCCGTGGAAGGAGACGCTGTCGCGGCTCGACGAGTTCACCCGGGACGACGTCGAAGCGGGGAAGGTGCCGGGGATCATCCAGGGGGATCTGCGGGAGGGGGTCGCGGCGCACGCGCGGGACGTCGACATCACGCTCGGTGACGGCGCCTACCTGGAGAACGGGAAGCTAGACACGGTGCTGATCGCGCACGAAGCGGGGCACTACGTCGCGAACGAGATCCAGCGCGAGGCCGGGAAGATGAACATTGACGAACTGGCCGCGTTCGCCGACGATCCCGGATACGAGGTCGTGAAGGATCTCGGGAACGGCCGTCTGAAGGTGATGAAGGACGGCGCGGAGCAGGTGATCTACGGGCGCCCGCCGTCGTACGAGAACCCGTGGGGTCTGAACCCCGACCCGGGCGAGATCCTCGCGGACACCTATTCCGAGTTGCTCCACGCCGAGCCGTACGAGGACGCGTCGGACGAGTTCGCGGAGCCGCGGCAGGCGCTGCTCGACCGGGTGGCGGAGACAGCGGAGAAGATGGGGCTGCCGTACAAGCGCGTCTACCGCGCCCGAGCAGACGGGTCGGTGAAGGCGTCAGCAGGGCCGCCGATGTCGCCGGAGGAGTTCACGCGGGCGGTGCAGGCAGGCACCCGGATCGCCGAAGCCGCGATCACCGGAGAGCTGGCCGACGCGTACGCTGTCGCGCTCCGGTCTGTGGCGGGTGACGTGGCGCGGAGGTTCACGCGGGAGGCGACGTCGCTCACGGCCGGAGTCTGGGATCCTGCGAAGCACCCCCGTCTCCCCGCTGGAAACTCTCACGGCGGCGAGTGGGCGCCGACGAAAGTCGGGTCGGCACTCCTCGAAAGGCTGACGCGGACAAGCCCCGAGGGAGTGAAGGCTCTGTGGGCCGACGACCCCCAGGACGCCGTCGCGACCGAACTAGACCTGACAAACGCGCCGTCTCTCCCGACGATCGAGAACGCGAAACGCGCCGCGTACCTCCGCACACAGGAATCTCTGGCCCGCAAGTACCCAGAGGGAACGATCACGCTGTACCGCGGCGGTCCTCCCGCGACGGACTCCCGTAACAACGTGGTTTCGTGGTCGACGAACCGAAGCACCGCCCGATTCTTCGCGCGGGGAGACGAGACACTGATCCGCGAGAAGACCGTCCAGATCGGCGAGGTTCTCGTTTCACTGGACGCGATCCTGAAGGGAGACTACGCCGAGGAGGAGATGCTGACGGCCGCGATCGGTGACGAGCGCGCCGAGGAGATTCCCGACCCGAAGTTCGTCGCGCCCGATCCGATGCAACTGGTGCCGAAGGCGAAGCTCGCCGCCGAGATCGAGAAGCGCACCCGGCAGATCCGCGAGCAAGTCGTGGCCGTCACCGTGCGCGGGGTTCTCGCGCAGGCCGGGATCTCGTTCGACGTCGGCGGGATCTTCGACCAGCGGATCATGGACAAGGTCGGCGCCCGCGTCCGCGACGCCGAACTCTCAACCAGGGACGCGATCCGCACCGTGATCGGGCAGGCGCAGGACGAGGGCTGGTCGGTGCCGCAGACGGCCGTCGAGATCAAGGCCCACATCCGTGACGTGAGTGATGCGACGGCGACGCAGCTGGCGCGCACCGACCTGATCGGCACGTCGAACGCTTCCGCGATCGCGGCAGCCCGCATGATCTTCGCTGGTGAGAACGTGTCGAAGCGGTGGCTGTCAACGCCGGACGAGCGCACGAGGCCGACGCACGTCGAGGCGAACGGCCAGGTCGTGCCGCTCGACGCTGACTTCACGGTCGGCGACTCGCGGCTCGACTACCCCGGCGACCCGGATGGACCCGACCAAGAAATTATTCAGTGCCGGTGCACGTTGTTGTTCGAGGAGGAGACGTCGATTGTGGCGTCGGTGTGGGGGTCGATCGTGGCGGCGTTCGACCCGTCTCTGCACCCGCGCCACCCCTCGGGCGATGAACGGGGCGGCGAGTGGGCGCCGAAGGACGCCGCGTCGCTCGGGGAGATGGAGTCGCTGTGGAACATCCAGAAGATGGAGCTGTCGCGGCTAGAGGACGCGTCGCCTCTATGGACGGAGGAGGGCGGCCTCGGGGCTAGGGCGAAGATCGAGGTCGCGAAGGATCTCGCGTGGGCGATGGAGAACGACCCTGATTGGGACGCGATCGTGCCGCTGATCCTGGAGGACG